CCTGCAAGTCCTGTGGTTGGGTTTTTAAAAACTCGATTAATTCGGCTACAGTCATTGTGTTCCTTCCTGGTTTTCGTAATATCATCGCTTCACTAAAATATAGTCCGGGTGCTGCCCGGCGCGCAGTAGCAGGTACTGATATTCACCCCAGGTCAGCCCGCGCCCATTTGTGCCGCCGAATTCTTTTTGACGCCAGGAATTTTCTTTGTAGCCAAATTCTTTCGCGCACTCGGCGGGGCTCAGATTGGCCGCTTCGCGCGCGCCTCTAATTTGTTCGGGCGTGGGTTTCATTTAGCTTATACATTCTGCGTCGAACCATTGTTCATCGAGCGTTAACAAGTGCGGTCTTTTGTCGTAGCTGTATTGACTGCCCAATTCTATAACTGCTAACAATTCGCGGTGAAAAGCATCGTTCGCAGCGTCTTCAGCTTCCCGGTAAAAAGGCTCTAAATTTAAACCTTCCTTCCCTTTTTCTTTGATGAAAGAATCAACATAGCGCTGCCCGACTTGGTTTAGTGTGTAGTTTGTGTTGGTCATTTCATTCCCCTTAACTTGATTGTTTTTAATCTAAAACGCTTACTCGTCATTATTAAAGATCTTGCGGAAAAGCGCAGCACCCGCAATGTCATTCGGCTCAATCTCGTTAAAATCACCCAACTCAACGGAATAGTCAGCACCATTCCTTGATTTGCAGATCTTTGCTAGTGACAGTAATTTTGATCATTTCCCCGCTCCTTTTTGATTAACAGCGTTATTGCTGTTGATGTGTTAATAATACTCTCATTTGAGAGTATTGCAAGGGGTTTTCAAATTATTTCCCCTCAAATTTCCCCACAATTCACGAAAACCCCCACAAATAGCGCTCTTACGATTCCTCTCAACAGCACCACCCCGCCATTTTCGCAACACCTCACATAATCCCGCATTAGTCCGCAAACCCGCACAAAATAAGGCTTTTCTAGCCTTTTCAGTACCCCTAACATCCCACACTTAAACACCACAAAACGCAGCAAAACGTTTACCATTTACGAAAAATTTACATCAAGGGGTAAAAATGGCGAGCTTTACCCAACGTGGGGAAGTATGGTTCGTGCAAGTGGCGCGCAAGGGCGTCAGGAAATCGGCAAGCTTTCCAACAAAAAGGCAGGCCAAGGACTGGGCCAATCGGATTGAAGCCGAAATTCTTGGTGGTGTAAAGGCCGCTGAGGGGCAACACACGCTGCGCGAAGCGCTGGCCAGGTACCGTGACACTGTGAGCGTTAAAAAGCGCGGCGAGCGCTGGGAACGGGTGCGCCTGGACGCGTTTGCAAAATCACTCACCTTTGCGGACAAATTCTTGGCCAACATTACCCCGGCTGATATTGCTGACTGGCGCGATGCGCGACTGCGCGTCGTCAAAGGGTCAAGCGTCGCGCGTGACATGGTGTTGTTGAGCTCGGTGTTTGAAACCTGCCGGCGCGAGTGGGGCTGGCTGATCGAAAACCCAATGAAAGAGGTACGCAAACCCAGCGCACAACCAGCCCGCACCCGATTGATAAGCGACCGCGAGCGCGATGCGATTGTGCAAGCGCTGGGGTACGCCGAGAGTGGACCACTTTCGAAAAGTGGTGAAGTGGCGTTGGCGTTTTTAATCTCGCTGGAGACAGCCATGCGCGCCGGGGAGGTTCTCAAAATTTCCACCGACACTCTGGATGTCGCGCAAAAAACAGTATGCTTAGCTGTTACAAAAAACGGCGACGCGCGCGAGGTGCCGCTCAGTAGTAAAGCGCTTGCTTTGTGCATGCGCGCACTGCCTGGCTTTACAGTTTCATCGGCCAGCCTGGACGCACTATTTAGAAAAGCCCGCGACAAAGCTGGCATTAAAGACCTGCACTTTCATGATGCGCGCGCTACGGCGCTCACCATGCTGTCAAAAAAAGTGGACGTGCTCACGCTGGCGCGCATTGCGGGCCATCGGGATTTAAAGATGCTGCTGGTGTATTACCGTGAGAGCGCCGCTTCCGTCGCTGCCCGTCTCGATTAAGCAGCAGCTTACGCTTAAATTCTAGGTACTCAGTTTTGACCCAGCAGCGTCGCCCACTAACCCAGACGGCGGTGGGGAAGCCAGGCCGGTACACGTAGCGATCAGATACATGGCGCTCGCTCAGTTTCAAATCGCTGGCGATAAACGCTGCGTCGATAAATTCAATTTGTTCATCCATGGCCTATCCTCGTCAAAGAAAATTATTAGGAACGTAGTCGCCGCGCCATTTTGCAATCCGCCCACACTCACTCGCCAGCCAGTACTCCCCTTGGTCGCAAACCTTGTAGTGCACATCGGCGGTGGTTCCTTCTGTCCAGCCCACGATAAAACCATCCGCGAGCCGAATTTTCGGACACCACAAATCGCCACGGCGAAATGGGATCAGCGTTCCAGCTAGGTCGTCGGCACCGTTGACGCTGGCGTCTTCCCAGTAGCGCACCTCGGCCTCTAACTCAATGTAAATCGCCTCACCGTAGATCATTCTCTCTGCCCCCTTTTGTCGCGCCGAATTTGTTCATCCGAGAACCTTACATTTTCCACCGGTACCCAATTACCATTTACGTCCTGCACCTGACAGGCCCAGCCCTGCAGGCGCACGCTAAAACCACTGTCGCGCCATCTCGTTAAGCATGCCCCTTGGTTGAAATGCTTGACTGCAAAAATGAAGGTAAGCGAAAACAAACAAACAAAGAGGGTGAGAAGCACAAAAACAACCAAATTAGGCCACTCGTCAATCAAGCCCTGCAAAAATTCAATCACTTTATTAATCAATTAGGCCTCCCCGAAATGCGAGCATTGAGAATTTCCAAACAAATCTCGCGCTCGATATAAAGCAGCTTCGCTTCCGGTTCGCCCGGTAAATACAACACCGCTTTGGTTTGCGACACCGTTGCTATATCTTGAAGAGTAAAAACAACCTCCTGCAGGTTGAGCTTGTGCATCAGCATGAGGGTAACGTAGTACCAAGTTTCGCTATCATTTATGATGCCGGCGCGTTGCAAAGCAAGCTCTTTTTCAGTCGGTTTCGATTCCATGCTCTTTCCTTATTTTGTTATGCAACGCAATCGCAATCTCCTGCGTACGCACCAGTTTTTTCACAGCAAACACGTCCATGCCTCGGTACGCCTGCCGTTGTTGATTAATCACGTCATAGGCGCGCTGCACGTCATCGGGCGTGAGGGGCATCATGTAATTGAGCTTACCCACCAGCTGCGTGAGCGGTTTTAGGTCAATGCCCAGGGCGCACTGCTCGTCCATGCGCTGCCACAAATCAATCCAACCACTGAGCGCGGGCACAATTTCGTAGTACGTGCCATCGTCGTCCGGAAAGATCGGCACACCTTGCGCGGTGCAGGTAATCTCGCCACGCTTGAGCTCGTTAAACACGTGCTCAAGCGGCTGAAAGACGCGGTAAATTTCATCCAGCATCGGGCGGCACTTGGCGACGCGGCGCAGGTCGCGACGGTAGCGTTTACGGGGTTTGTGTTTGGTGTTAGCCAACTCGTCCCCTCGCTTTGTCAAGGGCTCTGCGTGCAGCCATCATGTGCTCGGTATGTTCTAACAGGCCCTCCTCATCGTTTGCGGAGAGGCTTTCCACAATCACGGCCAGTGCGCTAAACAAATCTGGCGCAGCGGCGATAAAACGGGCATCAATACCCAGGCTGCATCGGGATATGGTAAAGCGGTTTTTGGCCCGAACAACCCAGTTGCCATCGGCGCATTCTTCCGCAGTCCACTGATTTGCCTTAGGGATAGGGACGGGAATAGGGATAAACAAACCCATAGGAGGAGGGGTTATCTCGCTCATGCCGCACTCCTAAAATGTTTTTTATGCAGCGCATCCAGCGCCTCAACGTGCTCATCACTCAGCTGTGTCACCTCGCCCTTGTCCGACAGGTTTTTTAAGTCGATCACCAAAGTGCGCTCGCCGGCGTCAAGCTCGTCGTCATCTTTCAACACATACAATTGGTGGATCATGTCGCGCGTGCTGATCATCATTTTTTCTCCTCCTGTTCTACGTGAAACGGGTCGGCCATGGCGTCATGCTCGGTAAATTTCAGCTCGCCGCGCAAGCTCAATAAATGCAGCTGCAGCCTGGAGCGGTACGACACCATTGCCGATTGCGCGAAGTTGATCGGCGCGGGAATCGTCCACCACCACGGCCAGCCCATGAGCCAGCATGTGAACGCCGGGTTCAGTCGCCGGCGCAAGGTGTGGGGCCCTGGCAAGGATTTCGTCCCATCGGCCGTAATTTGGGCCGGGTGCGAAAATTTCTCGGTCTGCGCCAGTAATGAAAGACTGTTCCTTGCTAGCTCGCTGGGACATAAGCCCCTGTTCGGCTCTGACGCCTTCCGGGTTGACCAAAACATCCGCGCCTCCGCGCATAAGTTCTTGTGCCCCGCTTTGCTGTAATCGGGGGGAGTTATTCGATTGATATCCTTTGCGTCGAATGCTTGCGGTGTTGCCCATTGCGCAGCTTGGCCCGCAAGCATGAAACCGTGAGTCACTCCGTGACTCGGTGCATTTTTTGTCGTCCGATTGGCATTTTCCGACGCGCAAGGTGTCGCCCAGCGCGAGACTTGCGGGATCAATCCAATTACTGAAACTGCCGTTACCTTCCTGCCGTCGTCTGCCGCCATTGGAGTGGCCCAATTCGCTGCCGCAGTACTCAGTCCGTCGCCCGAGCTTTCCGACAGGCCTGCCCGGTTGTAATTGCCGCACACTGTCGCGGTAGGCCAAAATAAAGACCCGTTCGCGCCGGTGACTGGCACCCAGGGCCCCCGCAGATAACACTCCCCATTCCGCATGGAACCCCATGCAGGCCAGCGTTCCGAGGGTCGCTTCGAACCCGCCACTGGAAATGAGGCCCCGGACGTTTTCGAGAAAAACCAACCGAGGAGATACGTCGCGAATGATTCGGGCAATGTCTGGCCAGATCCAGCGGGCGTCTTCTTTGCCCTTCCGCTTGCCCGCGACGCTGTGGGGTTGGCACGGGAAACCGGCAGTGATGCAATCCACCTTTCCACGCCATGGGAGGCCGTCGAAGGTGATAAGGTCAGACCAGATAGGCGCTTCATCCAGAGCGCCGTCTTCCATGCGCGCGATAAGGCTTGCGGCTGCATAAGCTTCCCTTTCGACGTAACAGACGGTGCGATAGTGCCATCCAAAAAACTCGGATGCGGCGCGCACTCCTTCGTCGAGCATGCCAACCCCGGCACATAGAGCCAAGCCATTCAAGCGTCCCCCGGTGGGTTATTTAAAAATCTCGTGCAACCGATCATCACGGCTTTGGTGCTCTGCCTCAGTTTGGAACTCCATCAGGACATCATCCGGATTACAAAAATAATCCAACACAGAAATCGTCCCTAAACCCCAGCCAAATAACGATCCCAGAAATGTGAAGATAAAAAATTCAATCACGAGGCAGCTCCTTTTCTTTAAGTGGTTGCCCCAACTCGCCGCGCCGCTGCAACCCCAAGTAAGCCCGCCAATGTATCCAACTCCCCTTGGGCAAATAAAACCCCCACTCGCGCCGCTTGCGGCCCATGATAAAGAGGCTCACACAGCGCCCGCCGCCAGGCACCACAATGCGGTGGCGCGCTTTGGCACGGCGAAAAACAATGTTGCCGGGTTGGCGCAAAATAAACTCGTATGGCACGCCATTGATGATGGTGCGGTCGTCATGGCAGGCTTGGCCAGGCTCTAACAAATTGCGCTCTTTTAGGTCGCGCAGGCTGCCATGCTTGGCGGGCTTGCACGGCACCAGCTCCCAATACGCGCCCTGCAAAATAATGCTCAGGTTCCACCACGGGTGGTCGTGCATGTCTGGGCTGGGGTCGCTGTTGTAGGTGATGTGCAGGCGCACGGCCACGCGATCAGTAATCCACGTGAGCCCGCGCGGTTCGTTGAGCGCCGCCAGCTCGTGCTCGGATAGATGCTCATTACGCGTGGCGTTGCGCGCGCCCAGCACCCAATAGCGCAGCATGTAGTCGTGCAGGTGGCAGTAAACGGGCCAATCGCGAGCGACAAAATAATTGACGAGTTTCGTTAGCATTGGGTAAGTTATTTTTTAAATGATTTCAGCTCTTGGTAAGCCTTAAGCATGGCCACCACGTCACCACTCATCACTGCGCTTTCAGCCTGCGCCAAGGCCTGGTCAACCATGAGCTTGGCAAAGCCGCCCGCTGGTCCAAGCTCTTTGTATATGGTTGACAACTCTCTGCACTTCTTTTGCTCCTTAAGCATTGCCTCTGCTAAGTTCATGGTCTCTCCAAGATAATTGGTGCCCGCCCCACCGAACAGCCGACCCAGCGCGGGAGACAATCGCGCTGAGGGTCTCAAGGCCTCGCCCGAGGAGGAGGAGACAGTATGCGGGCGGGTCGGCTGATCGGTGGGGCGGGTCATGGTGAGGGGCTGTTCTGGGTTTAAAATTAATTAATTGGGTGTGGTAACACCCAAGAAAAACGGCACGCCTGCCCCCTCGCTCACCTGGGTAATGAGCGCGCGCGCAGCGTCTTCAAAAATGCGGTCGGGGCGGATTAGTTCGTACCAAAATGCTAATTTGCCGCCGGCGGTGCGATAGCGCAGGCGAGCCTCTATCTGGTAGGGGTTGCCGCCCCGAAACGCGGGTAGGCCAATGGCAAAGCGGCTAAATAGCTGCATTTTTTGGCCCGTCGCTGCATCCTCTTTATCAATAAACTGCATTTCGATGGTGCCGTTTTCGAGCCGAATATGGCTCTTCAGAACCATCTCTTGCCGGGCTTCAAACTGCAGGGCCATTTGGTAAATTTGCTCACCGGTGGGGAAGCCTGTGGCGCTGGCAATATCAGTTTTGTTGTCTTCAATAAACGTGGCAAATTCAGCTTGCGTGAACGGTTGGCGATTGCTTTTTAGCCAGCGTCTCCATTCCACAGACTGTACCGGAATGTACTGGGCTAAATGGCTGCGCCATGAGGTTTCATGTTCTTCCTCGCCCTGGTCGTCAAGGTAGGCCTCGAACCGGAAAAGGCTTTTTTCAGGATCAAAATTGCAATACACAGTGGTTTTAGAAAAAGAGCCATAGCGTTTTAAATACTGAATAAACGAATCTGTGTCATCAAAGATCACGCCGATTTTTTTACGCCGTGGACGGGGTAGGTACTTTTCAAAATCCAACGTTTCCAGCTTGTATTTTTCCGGTACCGCAAACACTGTCACGTCGTTGGGCAGAGCCGGGTAGCCTGATAAAACCTGTTTAACATCCGGCATATTGAGCAGAATGGTCTCGGCTAAGTTGTCACTGACAGGTTCTTTTAAGGTGTAGGTCATGGCTGTGGGTTAGAGTTGGTGTAGCGGTTAATTAAACAACCTGTTTCAGTTGGCTGACATCGAGCGCGGGCACTTCCACCACGGTGAGCGGCAGCTCGGTTTGCGCGGGGTCTTTGGTGAGCAAATTGCCCTCGGGCGTGGAGAAAAATATTGTCTCCAACGGCGCAGCGGCAGGCTTTTGCAGCTTGCTTTTACCGGCCACCACCAGCGCGCTGGAGCGGCCCATTTTTTTAACCGAGAGCTCAATCACCAACTTGCCGCCGCGCTCGGTGTTGTCCACCGCGCGCACCAGTTCGGCCAGTTCGTCACTCAGCTTGCTTAAAAACACACCGCCATCTACGTGTCGTAGCGTGTCGGTGATTGATCTAAATGCCATGGTTAAGCTCCTTGTTAGGTAAATGATTTGGCGCTGGCGGCCAGGTAAAATTGGTAATCGTTACTTCACTCGCCGGCGGGTTGGCGTACTCGTAAATCTGCTCGCTATTCATACGCCGTTTAATCTCGCCATGGCGGCCCATTTCGGCCACTATTTGGCCTGCCGACTTAATTTTTTTACAGCCTGGTAAAGCCTTAATTTCCTTACACGTGAGCCATTCTCCGGCTCTCCGGAGAGCGTTTTTAATTGCCGCGCGGTGCGCCTCGTTGTCACGTTTAATCGACATCATTCGCCATCAGTTTTTTAAGATCCGGCTTGGCTGGTTTGGCGGGCTGCCGTGTGCTGCGCAGCTCGGCATACAAGCGGATCACAATGCCTAAACACGGGTGTGCAAGCGCGTTTTCAAACGGTGCGCCAATCTCTAAATCGCGCCAGGCGCACCAGAGTTGCTCGCGCGTCGGCCCCATGATTAATACGCGCCCGGTCGGCCCGTGGTGCGCAACATGAACTGCGCACGGGCGAATGTTTTACGAATATCAGTGTGTTCAGATCTGGTGTAGATAAACGTCGGGTCGTAGCAGAGCGCCCGGACTGGTAGAGAGGCAGCGGTGGGCAATGGCCGCACGCCTTGTACACTGCGCAGCAGCCTGCATTGTTGGCATTCGCAGCCCTCTACGGGGGGCGTCGACCATGCGGCAATGACCTGCCCGGCGAAGTGGCTCATTTGCTAAACAGCAAGGCCAGCACGCCAACAAGTCCCAAAAAAGACGTCATGCACGCCATCACGCCAATCACAAACGGCTCGCGCAGCCAGCGGATGGGTGCAATGGCTGGCTGTTCGGCAGCGAGCCACTCTTGACGCTCGGCACGGGCGCTGTCGTCCATGCGTTGCGGTTGCGCGGCGTGCGCGCTGCTTTTGTGCACATAGGCAGCGCTTTTCAGCATCGACTGAGTCACTTCGAAGCTAGGGTCTTCAGGGAACAGTGTTACGGTACTCAGCGACGCTGTCCTGTTAGGTCGCAACACCGAAACCGTGGCGCGCTGGCCATCAGCTAGCGGCGTTAATGTGTGCAAAGCACGGCGAGAAAATAGGGTTTCAACTGACATACATCCTCCGTTAGTGTGGAGTTGTGGGAGTCGAGTGCTGCTGACGGTGTTAATTTAGCAAACGCTAATTATTAAGTCAAGCAGATGCTAGTATTTTTTTGATTATTTTTCTTCAGGCGATAAAAAACCCGCCGCAGCGGGTTGTGATGGGTATGCGAGGAGTTAAGCGTCTCGGTCTAGTTGATCGACTTCAAATTCGAATTGGCGACGGCCTTGTTGGTAAAAACCCGCTTCAATGGTGAGCTTTTGGGCTTTTTTTAGTTGTTTCATAAACACTTCTGGTTGATCAATAAATAGGATGTCGTAGCGGTAATCCGCGGTCTCACGTCCAGAAAAATTCATCACTTTGCCGTCGTCAAACTTAACCGCGATCGTGCAATCATTTGGGTGGCAAAGGAATTGGCCTTCAATAATTCTTATCAACACGTCGCGGGGTTTTTTATTGCTGTGTTTTTGAATTGTAAGCAACAGATAAGACGGTTTATTTCTGGGCCAAGCGAATTGAGTCTTATTAATGCTCTCGTTTTTAAAAATAACCGTGCTAATGCCGCGCATTGCGTCGGTGTCCGTGTTTGACGTCCACCGACTGTGTTTGATGATTTTGGGCTCAAAATGGAGCGGGATGTCTTCTGTTTTGGGTGGTGGGTGCAGTGCCTGATGCTTGGCTACCTCGCGAGCAGCCAATTGGGTTGTGGCCTCACCTTCAAGCTCACTTTTTTTTGTAGTGACAAACCATAGTAAGCCTGCCGCGCCTAGCAGTGTTAATGTGATTTTGGTAGCTGACATAGGTTAAAAATCCGGCTGTGTGACCGCAAACACCACATGGATCGTGGTGATGTCGCTTTTCTTGAGGTAAGTACGCTGTCCGGCGTTATCTTGTAATGCAATCTCTTCCGCCGTTTCCGACACCATCAGCTGCAAATAGGCCAGCCCGTCGGCCGTTTCGACAAATACATCCTTTCCCGGTTTAGGAATACGTTTGGGCGACAGCACTACGGTACAGCCCCGCCGCGCATTGCTGTAGTGAATATCACGATCTACAAAAAAAGAATAAGCATCCGGATCATCTATCAACACCCCCATGTTGTTGCCTCCTTGTAGCGCTCCCTCCTGGTTGGCCGTTGCCGTTATCCCCCCGTGTTCATTAGGGCGAAGCAATCGTGTGATTTTTATCGGAGTCGCCGATTCCTCGACGGGCCCAATTTTTGTATGCCAGTTGTAGTTTTCGTAGTTTTGATTCACTTTCCGAATTTTTTCGGATATTGGGTGTTCGCTGCCAGTGCCATCAGATTTTAGAGTTAGAACGGGGGGCTGATCTAACCAGCCTGCGGGTTTTCCTCCTTGTGTTTCCAGTTTTCTAGCTGCTTTTTCACCGATGTTTCGATATCCGGACAGCAATTGCCACAAATAGCTTTCCGAACTGTCAGGCAGCTTGTTTTCTTGGCAAAAGCGCGCGGTTCGACCTCCATATTCTGCATCGATCCAATCTTTTAGGCGCGCGCGTCTAATTTGGTTGATATCCATAGCGTAATTAAATCACTTTTTTATCATTTGCTAAACTAGCAGTTGCTTTACTTTTGTTTTAGCGTTTGCTATTATTTCGGGCATGCAAAGCTTGCTTGATTACATAAACAGTTTGGATGAGGCCGCCCGGACTAATTTTTCGGCCCGGTGCGCCACGTCTATCGACTATCTGCGGCAGGTGGGCTACGGCAATCGCAAATGCGGTGAGAAGCTCGCGGTTGCCATTGACCGAGAGTCCGGTGGCGTGGTGCCGATGGAACAGTTGCGCCCAGACGTGGACTGGGAATACGTGGCAAAAAAGTTCTCGTTATCCACCCCGCAACCCCAACAATAGCCATGTCCACCTTCGTTTTTTCGATACCAGCAGTATCGATTTTTTTTACCTAAAAGGGGTACTCAATTGCCCTCAAGACTTACGAGCGCGGATGAGCAGGGTCGGTTAACGCTGATAAATCCACGGCCTCAGGTAGAGGTGGCAATGGAGTTGGTTCGGACAGTTAAGTCGATGACTGCCGCTATCAACCTGTGCATGAACGTCTCTGGACTGGACGATAAAGAGATTTGCATCACGCTGGATATTGACCCTGGGCATTTTTCAAACATCCGCTCAGGTAAGGGACATTTCCCGCTCAACAAACTCAACGACCTGATGGATCTGTGTGGCAACCAGGTGCCGCTGATTTGGCTGGCACATTCCCGCGGATATGGCCTGGTGGTGCTGCGTACCGAAGCCGAGCGCCGCGCGGATGAACTGCAGTCGCAGCTGGTTGCCGAGCGCGAGAAGAATCGATTATTGATTGATGTGTTGCAGGGTAGGGCGGCATGACTGCCAATCATGGAGGGCAGCACGCAAAGTAAGACCACGACAAACCGTGAGAGCGAGCCCCAGAGCATCGGGAAGCCGGCAGACGTTAGTTGACACTTCGGTGTTTGATCTGGAGTTAGATTGGTGATGATCATTTACGAACGCGTACTGTCGCCGGGCGGCAACCGGCGCTGACACATAAGGGGAAAGCACGAGCTAACGTGCACAGCGGGAGTCGCTTTGACCGCCCGTCAAGATTGGCATAGGGCCAAGAAAAGAATGTTCTCAAAATTGGCAGATGAGAACCCTCTGTTCCGTTAATTCGGAAAGCCGGAATTGTTCAGCACCGGCCCCCTTATGTGTAAGTGTCTGGAACTTGCGCGCCGGGATTTTTAGCAAACGATCCCCGCCTAATTTTAGGCCTATGCGCGGGGCCGGTCTGTAGGGTTGCACACATTGTTTTGTAGGCCAACAGGAGCATGAAGATGTCCACCAATACTGAAACCCCGCCGATAACCGTGACTGTGGAAAAGCTGGCCGAGGCGTTTGAGTTGTGGAACAACGGTTTTCGCGCAACCTCTTCTCGGCGACTTACCTATGAAGAGTGTGACGCCATCAAGGTGAGTGAGCAGTCTGGTCAGTGCGGTGCTGGTTTCTACCAACTGCTGGTGCATGTTGGAGCTAGGTAAAGATGGACCAATTCGACCGCGCGCAACAAGTTGAGGAGCGCGACCGCGAGCTTTGCATCGCGCAGCGCAAACCCACCGGCCCGCCGGCGTGTGGGTATTGCTACCACTGTGGCGAGCAACTGCGCGATGCTCACCGCTGGTGTGGCTCAGAGTGTCGGGACGATTGGGAGCGGGGCAATCGTGGCAGCGAGTGACTCGCCCCATCTCCCCCAGTTTGATACGCGCGGCACCGGTCGCGGGCATGCAGTGCCTACCAGGCAAAAGGTACTTCCTAGCATCCTGCATTACGGGTAATTCGAACCTCAATTTAACGCTAGGGTGTGTTGTTGTAAGTTAGTGAAATCATTGGATTTTATGGCTTCGAACTACGAAGACGTTTTGCAACAACTGCGCGATGCATCGCTAATCGTCGACCATTTAACGGTCGGTGATGGCCGTATTCATCGCGTGCCGGTCGAAGGAACCAAGGAGAAAAAGGGCTGGTACATCCTGCACGAGGTTCGAATCGGTGACGATGACGTCATCGTCGGTGCGTTCGGGGTGTACCAAGGAGCTGACCCGTGCACGCAAAAAGTATCGCTAGGTAAACGCACACTCAATACAGACCAAAAGGAAGCGCTGCGCAAACGACTGGCAGAAGATCGTCGCCGTGCACAAGCCGCCGCCAAGTCCGAAGCCGCGAGGGCTGCGCGACGTGCACAAGCGGCGTGGGGCAAGTGCGACGCCAATGGCGAATCAGATTATCTCAAGCGCAAGGGCATCGCAGCGCACGGCCTGCGGTTTACCCAGCAAGGTGCGCTCGCGGTGCCCATTGCAGATGCCGCCGGCAAGATTCACGGGCTGCAGTTTATCCTCTCCAAAACTGGCCACGCCGAGCGCATTAAAAAAACCGGGCGCGACAAGGAATACTGGCCCGCCGGGCTGGCCAAGAAAGGCCACTTTCACCTGATTGGGCTGCCCACCTGGGTCGTTTTGATAGCAGAAGGGTACGCCACCGCCGCCAGTTTGCACGAAGCAACTGGCCTGCCGGTGGTGGTGGCGTTTGACGCGACCAACCTGCTGCCGGTTGCAGAAGCAATCCGGGCGCGTTATCGCGACGCAAAAATTATGTTGTGCGCAGATGACGACGCCTTTAGTGAAAGCAACCCCGGCATCACCAAGGCCAGCGCTGCAGCGCTCGCCGTCAACGGCCAATGGATGGCCCCCCAGTTTGTTGACGAATCCGCGCGGCGCGAGGCTTTTGAAACCCGCAAACAAAAGATCACCGATTTTAACGACCTGCACGCCATTGAGGGCCTCCACACGGTACGCGTCCAGGTCGAAGCCAAGCTGCGGGAGTTGGGCTGGCTGGAGGTGCGACGCCAGGCGCTGGAGCGCGCGACCGGGGAGATGGGGAACAGCCAGCGCAGTTATAACTTTTCTATCGACATTCTACTGAACAGCTTCACCCTGATTTACACCACCGAGACCGTATTCGACGGCGTAGCACACCAAGTCATGTCGCTCTCCAGTCTGCGCGCTGCAGCAGGTAAGTCGCTGGTCAGAATGTGGCTCGAACACCCGGAAAGAAAAACAGTCGAGCCCCTGCAAGTCGTGTTTGATCCCACGCGACCCGCTGACGATACAACCGTATGCAACCTCTGGGCGGGCTGGCCCACCAAACCAAAAGCGGGAACATGCGAGCGATTGCTGGAGCTGCTCAAATTCTTACTCAGCAGCGAAGAAAACGACCAGGAAGTGTACGACTGGATGGTCAAGTGGCTGGCCTACCCGCTCCAGCATCCCGGCGCAAAAATGCAAACCGCGCTGCTGATGCACGGCCCAGAGGGCAGTGGTAAAAATACTTTTTTTGGCTGCGTCCGAAAAATGTACGCGCGTTATGGCGGGATATTCACGCAGACCGAGCTCGAATCACAATACAACGGCTGGGCCTCCGGCAAGCTGTTCATGATCGGCAACGAAGTGGTCACCAGGGCCGAGCTGTACACACAGCAGGGCCGGGTGCAAAACATGATCACCGAGACCGAGTGGCAGGTGAACGAAAAATATTTACCGTCCAGGCTCGAATCAAACCATTGTAATTTTGTGTTTTTCTCCAACCGTGTCGACATCGGTCGCCTCAATGATGATGACCGCAGATTTTTAGTGATCTGGACACTGCACCCACTCGGCAAAGACTTCTATGACGAAGTCGTCGACGAAATTAATCAAGGCGGCATCGAAGCCCTGCACGATTACCTGCTCAATGTACCGCTCGGCAATTTCAGCCCGCACACCAAACCCCCCATGACCAAAGCCAAGCGGGATCTTATCGATCTCAGCATGGACAGCACGCAGCGCTTTTATCGGGACTGGACAGAATACGTCGACGAAGCCAAGCGCATGAGCGCCGCAGGCGTGCCGTGCTGCCCAGCCGCCAGCGAGGATTTGTATGCTGGGTATCGCTGGTGGTGCTCACGCCAGGGCATTCAAAAACCCGCCACGCTTACCACGCTGCTGACAGTCATTGCAAAAAAAACCGGTGTGCGCAAAGAGCGACGATGGGTATTAATCAACACTGGACAAATTCAAACACGGTTACAGAAAACCGTGATTTTCCCCCCTGGGCAGTCGGCACCAGCAGGTGCGCAGGAGGCTCAATGGGTCAGTGCCGAAGTCGACGCGTTTGCCTTTGCGCTGGAAGACGCCAGACAGCAGCGCAGTTATTGAAATTTTAACGTTATGAAAGGTTTTGTGCAGGGTTAAGGGTGTTTTGTGCAGGGTATGTGCAGGGTACCCTGCACAGGTTTTTACCAATAAAGTCAATGGCTTACCTCGTCTGTGCAGGGTGTTCATAGTTTTCCAAACAAATAAACGCGCGCGTAAAAATATGTTTACAGGTAACACATTCGTTTTCTGCTCTTTTACTAAATAACTATGCACACCCTGCACAGAGGTTATAAAGATTTGATTTTAAAAAGAAAAATTGGTGCAGGGTTGCCTGCACCAACCATGCACACCCTGCACAACTTCGCTGGACACTTTTTTATCGGAAAAAAAGGGGGGTAAATGCTCCAGATCAATTTAAAAACCGACATCGGCTCAGCGATAAGCCACCTCGACGACCTTGGTCGTCGGCAAGTCCCATTTGCACGCTCGCTGGCGATTAACCGCACCGCGCAAAAAGTCCGCGAGGCAGAGCAAAGAGAAATTACCCGCGTGTTTGACCGCCCCACGCGCTACACGCTTAACAGCGTGTATATGCGGCCTGGCACCAAAGCCAGCCCTACCGCCATCGTCTGGCTGAAAGACGACTTGCGCGGGGGCGCTGCGCCATCAAATTACCTAGAGCCCCAAATTTACGGCGGAAAGCGCCGCCACAAACGCTTCGAGGGCGCGCTGCGCTCGCGTGGCCTTATTCCAGACAAGGCATTTGCCGTGCCGGGCGCTGGGGCCGTTTTAGATGCTTACGGCAATATGAGCGTGGGGCAGATTAAACAGATCCTCAGTTATTTTTCGGTGGCTGAGAGAAGCTCCGGTTACAACGCCAACAGCACCCCGCAAACCAAGGCCAAGTTAAAGAAAGGCAGTGCCCGCACCGGCCGGCGCGGCATTGAATACTTCATTGCGCTGCCCAACGCACCGCAAGGCTCGCGTGCGTTCATGCGCACCAAACATCTGGCGCCCGGCATTTACCGCAAAACCTACTTTGGCTTTGGCTCATCAATCCAGCCTGTCATCATCTACGTCGACAACGCGTTCTATAAAAAGCGCTGGGATTTTTTCGGCGTGGCCGAGCGCGTCATTGATCGTGAGTTTGCGCAGGAGTTTGCCAGCGCGATTAACTACGCGCTCGCCACGGCCAAATAGCCATGACCATCGAAACCCGCGCCGACTTTGCCAGACGCATCAACGTGCGCCAAAGCTACGTCAACAAGCTTGCCGAGCAGGGCAGGTTGGTGTTCGCGGAGAACGGACAGGACATTGACGCCGAAGCCAGCATCAAAAAAATTAACGAATCAAAAGACCCATCGCGCCAATACGTGGCCGAGCGACATGCGGAGAACAAAAGCGCATCAGGGCCATTAAGCGACAACAAAGAGCACGATTTAATCGGACAGTCCTACGGTAAAGCGCGCGCCTTTAAGGAGCAGTACGCCGCGCTAACGGCACGGCTTGAGTACGAAAAAGCCCTCGGCCAAGTGGTCGAAAAATCCACGGTGTTAGACGCCGGAAAAGAGCTAGGTCAAATGGTCAGAAACACCTTCGAAAATCTACCCGATCTCGTTGCCGAAGAACTAGCCGCTGCATCCAGCGCAGAGCGCGTGCGCGCGCTATTAGCAGAGCATATACAAATACGCCTAAAAGAATTAGTCGCCACCATTTCCATGAGAGTAAAAAAGATATGAATGCAGACCTAAATATCACGTATGTTGAGCTGGAAAAACTAGTGCCATACGCGCAAAACAGCCGCACACACAGCGGTCAACAAGTTCAACAAATCGCGCAAAGCATCCAGAAGTTCGGGTTCACCAACCCAATATTAATTGATGCGCAAGGACAAATCATTGCGGGCCACGGGCGGGTCATGGCTGCCAAAAAACTGAAGCTAAAAAACGTCCCAACAATATGCTTAGAACACCTAAGTGATGAGGAAAAGCGCGCTTATGTCATCGCTGATAACCAGTTGGCCTTGAATGCTGGGTGGGATATGGATGTACTTAAATCAGAAATGAGCGCGCTGTCAGATCTTGGTTTCGAGTTAGATCTGTTAGGTTTTGAGCAAGACTTTGTCGATGAATTATTTGCGCCAGCTAAAAACGATGGTCACGCCGATGAGAACGAGTTACCTGAACCAGGAATAGGTAAAGAGCCAGTCACCGAGCCGGGTGATCTCTGGGTCTTAGGTAGTCATAGACTGATTTGCGGAGACTCGACAGACGCCGCGGTTGTCAGCAAATTGCTCAACGGTAATCGCCCGCACCTGATGGTCACAGATCCGCCCTACGGCGTCGAATATGAACCAGACTGGCGCAATCACGCCGTAAAATATAATGGCGATGTGCTTGGTTGCCGCGCTATCGGCAAGGTGTTAAACGACAACCGCGCAGACTGGTCGGAGGCTTGGGCGCTTTTTCCCGGAGAGGTCGCTTATGTGTGGCATGCTGCTTTATACGCAAGCACTGTGGCCGAAAGTTTAGAGCGCAATGGTTTCAAGATTCGGTCGCAGATTGTCTGGGCAAAATCAAGGCTCGTGATCTCACGAGGGCACTATCACTGGAGGCATGAGCCATGTTGGTACGCGGTCAAAGAAAATGCGACCGGGCACTGGCATGGCGATAGAAAGCAAACCACGTTATGGGAAATTGGAAACGCTGCCTGCGATACCGGGCACGGCACACAAAAGCCTGTCGAATGCATGCGCCGCCCAATTGAAAACAATAGCGCCCCTGGTCAGGGGGTGTATGAACCCTTCAGCGGCTCTGGAACCACAATCATCGCCTGTGAGCAAACAGCGCGAATCTGCTACGCCTGCGAGCTCAGTCCAGAGTATGTCGATATGGCAATCCAGCGCTGGCAAAAATTCTCCGGCGAAAAAGCTATTTTAGAATCGACGGGGGTGGCATTTGATGTGATCGAGGGATCACTGTAAATGTTAAACACGGGCACAAATTCCGGTGAAGAGGTGTTTTTTGAAGGTTTCTGCGAAGCCGCAACACCAAAACAAAACCTGCCGATGTCAATCTGGGCAGACAGAACTCGTTGGTTATCGAGCAAAGGCTCGGCCCGCCCAGGCCGGTGGAACACAGATCTCACCCCACATCTGCGCGAGATCATGGACGTCCTGTCGGACAACTCGCCAGTGCGCAAAGTGGTCATCAAAAAACCGGCGCAAAGTGGCGGTACTGAAGTCGGGCTAAACTGGATCGGCTATGTGATTGATCACGCGCCAGCGCCCATGCTGGTGGTGTTGCCCACGCTGGAGGTACGCGAGCGCTGGGTAAAGCAACGCCTGCAGCCGCTCATCACCGAAACACCAGCCATTGCCGGAAAAATAAAAAGCAATTCACGCGACAGCTCAAACAGCCAGTCCATTAAAGATTTTGAAGGGGGCATGCTGATCCTGGGCGGCGCAAATTCAGCCGCCTCCCTATCCTCCATGCCCATCAAGTACACCATGCTGGACGAAGTGGATCGTTTCCCCTGGGACGTGGGCGGCGAGGGAGATCCGATTGGCTTGATCGATCAACGGCAAGCCACTTTCTCACGGCGCAAAATGCTGCTGATCTCAACGCCCACCATCGCTGGCGCCAGCCGTATCGACGAGGAGTTTTTAGATAGTGATCAGCGTTACCGCTACGTCACCTGTCCTCATTGCCACGAATCGCAAATATTAGAATTCAAACAACTGCAATGGGACAAAGCTAAACAGCGCGCCTGGATCGTGTGCTCAGAAAACGCCTGCATTATCGAAGAGCACGAAAAACCCGCGATGCTCGCCAATGCCCGATGGATAGCGCACAACCCGGGCCACGCGACCGCAGGTTTTTTTTGGAACGCGCTGTGTAACCCCATTGGGCTGGGCTACAGCTGGTGGGAGATTGTCGATTTATGGCTCAAAGCACAAAGCGACAAAGCCAAGCTAAAACGGTTTATCAACACCGTCCTGGCCGAGGTCTGGGAAGACAAAACGCGCGACGTGCGCCCCCATGTGCTCAAAGAGCGCGCCGAGCCCTACCCCCTGCGTACGGTACCGCCCGGCTGCCTCATGCTCACCGCCGGCATTGATACCCAGGATGATCGGCTCGAAATACAAATTATCGGCTGGGGCCAAGCGGAAAAAATCTGGACAATCGACTACATCGTGCTCCCCGGCGATCCCTCCAGAGAAACACTCTGGATCAAGCTCTCAGAACTCCTCAACAGCCCGCTGCGCAACGCCTATGGTCGCGACTTGTATATCCAGGGCGCAGCCATCGACAGCGGCGGCCACCACACCCATGCGGTCTACAACTACGTGCGCTCGCGCGGCGCAAAACGGCTCATGGCCATTAAAGGGGCCAAGCACTACGGCAAAGCGATCCTACATGCCAGGCCCAGCAAGCAAGATGTTAACTGGCGCGGCAAGGTGGAAAAAAAGGGGGTCGATTTATGGACAGTTGGCACCGACACCGCCAAACACTGGCTAATGCAACGGCTAGTGGGTGACACCGACGTCGCGCCAGAAGACCGCAAGCACCACTTTAGCGAGCAGCTGCCAGACACTTATTACGACGGCCTGACGGCGGAGTACTACGACCCGGAAAAAAACCGCTGGGTGCGCCGGCGCAGCCGGGCCAACGAGCCGCTCGACACCATGGTCTATGCCATCGCCGCGGGCCATCACCCAGAATTGCGCGCGCACCGCAAAAAAGCGGTCGACTGGGCAGCGCTGGCCGCGCAACTAGAACCAGCCACCGCATTAGCAACATCAGAATCAAGTGGCGAGGCACCACCAGAAGCACCACACGCACTAGTGGCCCCAGTGGCCCCAGCGGCACCAAAAAAGAAAGCCACTCCACGTAAGTCCGGATTTGTAAAAAATTGGGGGTAACCGTGAACGAAGACATCATCAAAGACATCATCGCGCGCTTAAACTCCGCGCTCAAAAACAAAAAAAAGTTATCGGAGCTCGATGCCGACTTTTGGCTCGGCATCGAAACAGAGACCCGCCGCGACTGGGCCGGCGAGCGCCCCTACATCGGTAAAACCGGCGAAGCGCAGCGCAATCTAGTCACCGAACGCAACCGCAACATGCTGCGCGATTGGCGCAAAGGCGAGCGCCGCGATTATTTGGCCAGAAAATATAATCTGTCGCGTGGGCGTGTCACACAAATTTTAACCATGATGCTACGCGAAGAACGCCCCCCATTACCCGGCCAGAAAGTCGCGCTCCCGACCAATGCGCCAGAAATTTAACGACTTACCTTAACAGTTAAACTGACCCAGGCCATGCTGTGCACATGGCCGCGACTACCCCCACGACGGAGCCGTCCGCATTTTCAGCGGGCAGCACACTCAAATTTAAAATTAGCCTCGCCGATTATCTGGCAACAGACGGCTGGACGCTCAAGTATTCACTTGTCAAATCTGGCCAGCGCTATGATATTAGCGCCAGCGCCGACGGCAGCGACCACCTCGTCAATGTGCCCTACGGCACCACCGCAGGCTATACCCCTGGCGAATATGAGTTCGTGAGCTTTGTCGAAAAAGCAGGCGAGCGCTTTGAAATAAAGCGCGGCAGCATCGAAATCAAAGCCAACCCCACCACCGGTACCGCAGACCCACGCTCCCACGCCAAAAAGACCCTCGACGCCTTAGATGCCTGGCTAGAATCGCGCGACTTAGCGGTCGCTGCCTATGAGATTGACGGCACCAAAATGCAGTATGTGCCGATTGAAAAACTCATCGCCCTGCGCTCGCAGTACGCCGGATTTGTGCGTCAAGAAAAACTCAGTGCCGGTGTCGGCATTAGAAAAATACAAGTGCGCTTATGAAAACCCAGCGCCCTTTTGCAGAACGCATTCGCAGCGCCATCAGCGCACTACGCGGGCAAGAACCCCAGTCCCGCACACAAGTATTTAGGTCATTTGCGGGGGCCAAGGTAGACCGCCTCACCAGCGAATGGCTGGCCACAGATCGTGAGATTAACGAAGAACTTAAAAAAGACCTCGACGGCCTACGCAACCGCTCGCGCGACCTCGCGCGTAATAACGAATATGCCATCAAGTTTTTAAGGTCGGTGGTTACCAATATTGTGGGCACCGGCTTCACCTTTAACGCCCGCGCCGTCGATGAGTTTACCGATGTAACGGACGACCTCGCTAACACCGCCATCGAGAAAGCGTTCGGCAAATGGTGCGAGCGCGGAAATTGTGAAATCACCGGTCGCCAGTCGTTCTCGGTGTTGTGCCGATCGGTCATGCGCGCAGTCGCGCGCGATGGCGAATACCTCGTCAAAATCGTGCAAGGCAAACAAAACAAATTCGGCATCAGCTTACAGGTACTCGATGCCCAACGAATCGACACCACATTAAACCGCACTCCCGCGCAAAACAGAAACGCCATCGTGATGGGGGTAGAAATAGACGACGTCGGTCGTGCAGTCGCCTACCATCTACGCAAAAAATCATCGCAGCTAAATGTCGGCGATGCTGTGCGTGAGCGTATCGACGCGCGCGAGATTCTGCACGACTTTGTCCCGTTCGAAGAAGAGCAAATGCGCGGCGTGCCATGGATGCACGGCGGCATGCGGCGCACCAATGATCTCGGCGGTTATCGTGAGGCGGCAGTGATTGCCGCCCGTGCCGGGGCGTCAAAAATGGGCTTTTACAAAGTCTCGCCAGAGGTTGATCCAGAAAGTTTGGCCGAGTCCGGTTATAAAGCCGATGGGATCGCCTATGATCACGCCGAGCCCGGCGAGTTCGGCATCTTGCCACAAGGCGTCGAGTTCAACAGCTACGACCCCACCTATCCGCACGACCAATTCGACGCCTTCTGTAAAGGCACGCTGCGCGGCATTGCCAGCGCCTGGGGCGTCTCCTACCCCTCGTTAGCCAACGACCTGGAAAACGTCAACTATTCCTCCATTCGCGCCGGCGTATTAGAGGAACGTGACGAATGGGCCGTCATGCAAGACTGGTTTATTGCCTCCTTTCTTAGCAAGGCCTATACCCTCTGGCTGTCCAGCGCGCTGCTCAATCAAGCCATTACCCTGCCCAACGGCTCACCTTTGCCCATTGCCAAGGCCGAAAAATTCCAAGCGCACGAGTGGCGTGGCCGCAAATGGACGTGGGTTGACCCCGAGCGCGACGTTAACGCCGTCTTAAAAGCCGAAGCCGCCAACCTCACCACCATGACCGACGAGTGCGCGCGCAATGGCTCAGATTACGAAGAAAACCTGCGCAAGAAAAAACGCGAGCAAGACCTGCAAGCCCAGCTCGGCGTGAAAGTCACCAATCCGTTAGCGGCGCAACCTGCGCCCGACCACAATCCAAATACTCCCGCGACCGCCAACTAGGAGCCAAGACCATGAGCATTACATTAACCTCGCCCATTTTTGAAGCGGGCGTCCTTCAGCCAATTGGCACCGTTCTCAGCTTATCGGTGGCGCGCGAGGCCAAGCTAGTCGGCTCAAACAAAGCCGTTTATAACTATAAAAACGATCAGATCAGAGTGGGTACCGGGGCCTTTGCCAAAGCGGCCAACACGCGCGTCAATTGGGTATGGCACGGCCATTCGGTCGTTACCGGCTTTGGCTCGGATGACACCAGCAATGGCGGGCCCACAAACGTCGTGGTGTGGGCACGTCAACGCACCAGCGCAATACTCGGTCGCCGATTAAATGCCGTGGTAGGCGGAACCTGGTCGCGGGGGGTTGAGCATTTTGGGGTGTACAACAGCGGCTTATTTACCTTCGGCGGGGGTGCAGCAATCTCTGGGCCATATGGCACCGTCGGTATTGGTGGCTATAGGGCTCTCCTGAACTCGTCCTCACACACGGTCAGCTTTCGCGCCGTGGGCACAGCAGTGCGCATTTACATGTACAGCACCCTCGGTACCGTTTTGAGATATTCCATCAACGGCGGCGGCACACAAAGTGCCGCTGCCGCGCCCAACACACCGACACCGGATGGTAATGGTGTGTGGTACGAGGTCACTATCTCCGGCTTAACCGGTGGCGACGGCGCAACCACGGGTGACCTGGTGCAGTTAATCGGCCCAACCTCCAGCTTTGTCAGCATCACGATGGTCGATCAAGATTACCGCACCGATGCCGGATTAACGCTGCACGCATTAGGCGTGGCCGGGCTTATGGGCGCACAAGCGGTTGCGGCGTATCTAGATGACACCGACACACAGCCATCCACGGCCACCAACTGGATAGGCACGGGGGCAACAAAGGCAGCCTACCGATTACTGCAACTGCAGTCGGTTATGACACGCTTAAACGCGTCGCTCGTGCTCAATATGTTTGATGTCAACGATCTTAAAGCCTACGCAAATGCATCCAGCCCCTGGGGCTGGACGTTGACAGATCACGAGCGTCATATGCGCAATTATTTAACTGCCGTCAACGGGCAAGGCGCAAAAGTGTTAATCGTGGCGGGCCCACTCAGGCTGCCCTCCAATACCGTCGCGGATATGACAGGTAACCCACGGCCATTTGACCAGGCTGATTTAATTGAGCTCTATAAAAGGGTGGTCAAAGATTACGACGCGGGCATGATTGATTTGACCGCCGAATATAAGTTCCCAACCCTACAATCACGCTACGACGCGCAGCAGGCAGATGGCGTCAATATCGACACCGTCCATCCAAATTCTCTAGGCTCGGCATATTTCGGTAACCGCATCGCCGACGCCATACTCGCAGGAAATCTAGGCATCTAGTTCCACAACTATTTCGGGAGTGCCATGTAGTGCCCCTTTACCGCGCCTCGTGCGCGGTTTTTTTTAACGCCTTGCCTTAACCGTTAAACCAAAAAAAAAGATCATGCACCACATGATCACAACACCCGCCACCGATCCCGTTGTTTCTCCTGCTCCCAGTGCCCTAGAGCCCGGCACTCGCGTACAGCGCGGGTTGCAATTTGAGCGCGCCGACGTCAATCAAGAAACCCGCACGGTGTCCCTCTCATTCTCCAGCGAGGCACCGTATCTGCGCTGGTGGGGTGAAGAAATTCTCAGTCACGAACCGCAGCATATTCGCCTGGGCAGACTCATGAGCGGCGCAGCGCTGCTGCTGGATCACAACGAGCGTGATCAAATTGGCGTCATCGAATCCGTCAGCATCGGCGCAGATCGCAAAGGCCGCGTCGCCGTGCGTTTTAGTCGCAGCGCGCGCGGTGAAGAAATCTACCAAGACGTGCTTGATGGTATCCGCCGCAGCGTCTCAGTGGGGTACCTAATCCACCACGCCACGCTGCAAGAAAAAAACGCAGAAGGCGCGCCAGACACATATCTAGTGGACGACTGGGAGCCCTACGAAGTGTCACTGGTATCCGTGCCCGCTGACATCACCGTCGGCGTCGGTCGCAGTGCGAACGAAAAGTCCCCCGTCATTAGCAAGCAAGAAATTAACCCAATCAGCGCAGCCGCGCCAGCAGTCATTACATCCAAACATCAGGAGCAAAGAATGGAACCAAACATGGTCTTAGAGGCCGAGCAGCGCGGCGCGCAAAATGCATTAGCGCGCGTCAACGAGATTAACGGTATTGGGCAAATGCTCAGTTATTACGATGGCCAAAACCATGCGCGCGAGTTTATTGCCGCAGGCAAAACCACCGAAGAATTTCGCCAGCACATGTTAGGCGTGATTGCTAGCAAACCGGTGCCCACTTCAGATATCGGCCTCACCGAAAAAGAGAAAAAACAGTTTTCATTTCTCCGCGCCATTCGCGCCTTATCTGCAACCGGTTCAGATAAAGCTCGCGCAGAGCGCGAGGCCGGGTTTGAAATGGAATGCTCGAATGCGGTCGCCGCAAAAATTGGCAAAGAGTCGCGCGGCATTTTTGTACCGAGCGACGTCAGTGCCTATAGGCACCAGCGAGATTTAACGGTCGGGACAAGCACCGCCGGTGGCCATACCGTGCAAACCAGCGTGTTGGAGCAGTCCTTTATTGAGATATTTCGTAATGCCCTCGTGACGGCACAGGCCGGCGCACGAGTATTGTCAGGATTAGTTGGCCCAATTGCTATCCCACGTCAAACCGGCGGTGCCACCGCCTACTGGGTTGCAGAAAGTGGCGTACCAACAGAATCGCAACAAGCATTCGATCAAGTGGCAATGAATGGCAAAACCGTCGGCGCATTTACCGACATTAGTCGCAAGCTGTTACTACAGTCATCGCTGGACGTTGAAGCGTTTGTAAAAGCCGATTTGGCTGCAGTGCTGGCCCTGGCCGTTGACTCAGCCACGATTAATGGCACGGGGTCAAGTAACCAGCCATTAGGTATTTTAGCGACCAGCGGCATCGGCGCAGTGGCCGGTGGAACCAATGGCCTGGCACCCACGTGGGCCAATGTGGTCGATCTGGAAACACAGGTTTCCATCGCGAATGCAAATATTGCTGCAATGGCTTACGTCACGAATGCCAAAGTGCGCGGCAAATTAAAGGTCACCGAAAAAGCCAGCTCGACTGCGCAGTTTATCTGGGCACCCGGTAACGAGCTAAACGGCTACCCAGGTTTTGTCAGCAATCAAGTCCCGAGCAATTTGACCAAAGGCTCATCCAGCGGCGTGTGCTCAGCCATCGTCTTCGGTAATTGGCAAGAATTGATTATCGGACTCTGGGGCGTGCTCGATCTGATGGTTGACCCCTACAGCCAATCAACCAGCGGCACGGTGCGCGTCGTCGCGCTGCAGGATGTTGATATTGCAGTACGCCATGCGTCATCGTTCGCCGCCATGGTCGACGCGCTGACTACCTAATAACCAATGTTCGCGCCCACGCTCAGCCCGGCCTATGCCGATTTTGGCAAAACTGTCACCAAAGCATCTGGTGGCAGTTTTGTCGGGCTGGTCAAAGCGCCCAGCGAGGTTATTTTTGGCGACGTTGTTGCCCGTAATTTATCGGTGCGCTACCCGGTCGCAAGCGTCACCCTAGCGCGTGGCGACGTGCTAACGATTGACAGCGTCAACTACAGCGTCATCGAGGCGCCAACGCTCATGCCGCTGGGTTTCGAAGCCGTCGCGGCTTTGCGCAAAGCTTAGCCATGGCCCACGTCCGCCAGCAAATTCGCGATGCGTTAGTCACGCGCTTGACCGGCTTACCCACGTGCGGCAGCCGAGTCTATGCGGGCCGCGACGATAACTTTGCGCTCAGTGAATTGCCCGCAATCAATATCAGCACGCTCAATCAAAGCGAACAGGTCGCCCGGCAATCAGTCCATTTCCCGGCGCGCCTGCAGCGTGATCTGCCGGTCATCGTCATGGGCTTTGTCAAAGCCACCACCGCCAATTTAGAAAACGCGCTCGACGCATTAGCAGTCGAGCTAGAAGCCGCCATTGCCGGCAGCACCATTGCGCTCAGCACGTTCAGCGCGCTATTGCCCAACGGCATGGTGCTCACCGAATCCCGCGCGACGATAGACCAGTCCTTCGAAGAGCCAGTCGGCCGACTTGAGCTGGTCTACACCGCTACTTATTCAACATCATCCAATGCGCCGCAGGTCGCACTTTAAGGAGTAGTCATGGCAATTTTCTGGGCAAACGTGGGCGTGGACATTGAAACCGCAAAAGCGTCCACAAAAACGATCAGTGCCATTACCAAAGCGAGTCCGGCGGTGGTCACAAGCGCTGCGCACGGATACAGCAACGGCGATATTATTGTGTTAAGTATTGTCGGCATGGTCGAGCTGCATAACCAAGCGTTCCGAGTCGCCAGCGTCACCACCGACACCTTTGCGCTGGAAGGCGTTGACTCCACTGCATACAACACATTTACCAGCGGCACCGCCTCGAAGAGAACTCTCGGCGTATCAATGAGCACCAGCCAGGACGTGAATGCGTCGGGTGGCGAGCCAAACTTTGCCGATGTCACCACAATCCACGACACGCTCCAAAAACGTGTGCCCACGACAAAGTCGCCGCTGTCAATTTCCATTACCAGTATTTATGACGCATCGGATGCGGCGTTGGTAGAGTTGCGCAAAGCCGACCGCAGCACGACTACCCGCGTTGTGCGCTTAAGATTTTCCGATGGCTCGGTCATGATCTTTAACGCCTACATTGCGTCCAGCGGCGTGCCGACAGGTGGCACGGGCAATGTCGTGCAAACACCATTGTCGTTCGAGGTACAGGGCCTGCCGCAATTCTTCGCGAGCTAATTAAATGCTGATTAAACGCGACCAGGTGGCGTCATTCATGGTGCCTAAACAGACTGTCGAGGTGCCGGAGTTTGGCGGCGAGGTTGTCGTGCGCTGCATGCCCATGGCAGCGCGTGCGCAGATGATTGTCGGCTCAAAAAACCAGCAACCCATGCAGCACATCGTCCAGACCTTGGCGGTGTGCGTCATTGACGCCGCCGGCGAGCCGATTTTTAGCGCCGAAGAGTGGGACGCCTTCGGTGGTGCCCACTTCAATCGTGCCTGCGAGCTGTATCTGTTAGCGCAAAAACTATCCGGTGCAGACCACGAAGAGAACCAAAAAAACTAACTCAGCCCGAGCTGCGTTTTGCGCTGCTACTCGCGCGCACCTTGGGCCGAACCTTGCAAGAGCTTTTCGACACCATGAGCGCGTGGGAGTTTGGGCTGCATTATGAGGAATTTTTACACTCGCCATGGCAGCAGCTGCAACCGATTAAAACGCCCGAGCAAAAACAGCAAAGCACCAAGCAGTGGCTGGCGCAGATAAAGAGTTAATCAAGGAGCGGTGTGCCCAATCCAAGAACTACCATTGAGATCAGCGCAGTTGATAAAACAGATAACGCGATCTCAAGCGCTAAACGCAGCCTAGAAGGTCTCTCGGCAGATGCGTCACGCCTGGGTCTTGCTTTAACCTCCGCTTTAAGTTTCACCGCCGTAGCCGGCGCTGCGGTTGCCTTTGGCACGTCCACGCGCGCTATTATTGATCAAGCAGACGCTCTCAATGATTTGAGTTCACGCACCGGGGTGGCCGTTGAAGAGCTGTCCAAATTTGCTTATGTCGCTAAGCTAGACGACACCAGCCTGGAAAGCTTGCAACGTGGGATTAAAACACTCGCAACAAACATGGCAGAAGCCGCAGCAGGAACAGGCACTGCAGGCGATGCATTCAAAGCCATAGGCGTTGCGGTAACAGACGCGTCTGGGGCCTTGAGGCCAGTGGACGAAGTTTTAAAAGACATCGCAGAAAAATTTGCGGGCTATAACGATGGTGCTGGCAAATCAGCCATCGCCACGAAGTTTTTCGCTAAAGCTGGCCAAGACTTAATTCCGTTTTTAAATGAGGGTCGCGATGGCCTAAAAGAAATGGGCGACGAGGCAGAAAAGCTCGGCGTCGTGATCGGTGACCGGCTTGCAAAGAATGCCGCGGCATTCAACGACAATATGGATAAGCTCGCTGCCTCATCTAAGGCGTTCGCGATCTCGATTGCGGGGCCAGTTGCGGAGGCATTAACCAAGTTTACCGACAAAATCTTGGCCGCCAAATTGGCGGGGCAGGGGTTTTTAGGCAGCCTGTTCACGGCCGTAACCGATGGCGAAGACCCGGCGACTAAAATACAAGGGATTAATAGTCGACTAGAAAAACTAAAAACATTGGTGCAGGAGCTGCCAAACAAAAAAACGAACATCTCACGCGATGTACTGACGAATTCATACAATAAAGAAATCGAATCGCTGCAAAAGCAGCTCGAATACTATACGGAGCTGAAACGGCTACAGGGGAAAAGCCTCGGCACTGACCAAGCCGTCGCAGCCGCAGCTGCACGCGTTGACGGCAAACAAAACAAGAAAAAAGACGCACCCAACCCTAATGCTGGCCCAGACGATAAAGAACAAAAAGACGCGGTGGAGAAGTTTTTTGCGAAACTGATTCTTAAGTCGAACGAAGAACTCTACAAGCAAGCCGAGGCGTTGCGCAACCTCAACGACCCGCTAAAAAAATATTACGACCAGCTGCAAGAAATTCAGATCCTGCAGCAGCTTGGCGCGATCAGTCCAGAATTCGCCACGCAAATCACGGCGAAAACCCAGCAAGATATTCTCGAAGCGGTCAAAAAAATGGAAGAGGCGTCCGAGGCAGAGAACAAAAAGCTGCAGGAAAAAGCCGAGCGCTACCGCGAGCTAGCCGATCCCCTCCGCAAATACGCGCTGCAGATCGAAGAGATTCAGCAGCTTGAACGGCTGAATGTGTTAGGCGCAGAAGAATCAGAAGCCGCTCAAGCCAAAGTGGTCAAACAAATGGAAGAGGCCGCAAAAAAGGCGAACGATACGAACGACCTCGCCAAAGAGCTGGGCCTCACCTTCTCTAGTGCCTTCGAAGACGCCATAGTGAAAGGGGAAGGCTTTCGCGACGTGCTAAAGGGCATCGCCTCCGACATTCTGCGCATTGCGGCGCGCAAGACGATCACCGAGCCCATCGCCAAAAGCGTCGGTAATATTTTTAACGGCATTGATTTTGGCAATATTTTCGGCTTTGCCAAAGGCGGCACGCTTGCCCAAGGGGTATATGACAGCCCCACCATGTTCAAGTTTGCCAATGGCGGCGCGCTGGGTATGCTGGCCGAAGCGGGCCGTTCAGAAGCAGTGTTACCCCTGGCCAGAACCGCCGGCGGCGATCTCGGTGTGCAAGTGGCCGGCGGTGGCGGCAACAGCGCGGTGCCGGTCATCTATCAAACAATTGACGCACGCGGTGCACAGCCAGGCACCGCCGAAATAGTACGACTAGCAGCCCAACAAGGGGCCGAGGCGGGCTATGCCAAGGTCATGCGCGAACTCGCCCGTGGTGGCCCGGCAGCCCGCGCGGTAGGGTTAGCATGACCATTCAGACCTTCCCCACACTCACGCGCATGGCCGCGCCACGCTCCATCGAGTGGCGTATCGAGGCCAATACGCAAACGTTCACCAGTCCGCTCAGTGGCAGCGTGCAGACCTTAGAGCTCCCCGGCGCGCGCTGGGGCGTGTCGTTCGTGTTTGAAGACTTGCCCGAAGCCGACAGCGTCAAGCTCGAGACCTTTCTCGCCAAAATGCGCGGCCAAGCCGGGCGCTGTTATTTGTACCACTTCGCCCGCCCCACACCGCGCGGCGTCGCCACTGGCACCCCATTGGTCAAGGGCGCCAATCAAACCGGCAACACTCTCGTGACGGATGGCTGGAGCAACAGCATCACCGGCATTCTGCTCGCCGGCGACTTTTTCGGTGTCAACGGCGAATTAAAACAGCTTGTAGAAGACGCTAACAGCAACGGCAGTGGTGAGGCCACCCTCGTATTCGAGTCGCCACTGCGCGCGAAGCCAGCGGATAACGCCGCCCTCACCACCAGCAAGCCGACAAGCGTGTTTCGGCTGACATCCAGCATGTCCAAGTGGTCGGTGAAGCCGGGGCTGTTTTCCGACTTTACCTTTGACTTTATCGAGCAATTCTGATGCGCACCACTACCACCGCATTCGATACTGCCGCCGCTGCCGACAACGTCCCGCTGCTGATGTTTGTCTTTTTGGATTTTGAAACCGGCCCAGTGCGCGTATGCAACGCGGCATACGATTTCACGTGGAATGGTTATACCTGGGCCGGGGCCGGGGCCATAGGGGCGATTCAAGAGATTGAAGAGGGCGCCGAGCTGCAAATGTACGGCGTGGGCCTAAGCCTCACCGGCATACCCAGTAACTTTATATCCACCGCATTGGCAGAAAACATCAAGGGCCGTGACGTCATTCTGTGGGTCGCCCCATTAAGCGACACCTACCAAATTCTCGAAGACCCCGTGCAGGCCTTCAGTGGCCGCATGGACACCATGACCATCGAGCTCGGCGAGTCCGCCGCCGTGTTGCTCACGGCAGAAAGCAGGCTCGCCGACTGGGATCGCCCCCGCATGCGCCGCTATACCCACGAAGATCAAATCCAGCAATACCCCGACGACCGTGGCTTTGAATACGTCGCGCAAATGGCCGAGAAAAAATTGCAGTGGGGCAAATAATGGGGGCCATTCTACGCGCGCGTGCGCTGCTGCCAGCTGACCCGTTCCCCCGTATTGAGGGCTGGCCAGGCCGCATGTTTAGCGCTATCGCGGCAGCTCAAAACACGCCATTTAGTTGGGGCGTGCATGACTGTTGTTTGTTTGCTGCCGACGTCGCTTTATTGATCAAAGGCTACGACTACGCCGCGTCATTTCGTGGCACGTATAACAGCCAAGAGAGCGCAGCGGCACGCATTACCGAGGCCGGCGCAGCGAATTTACGCGCCCTGGCCACGCTGCTCATCGGCGCAGAAATAACCCCGCTAGTAGCACGCCGGGGTGACGTTGTGTATCGATCAACGTCACCCCTTGGGGCTCTGGGCATCTGCGTGGGTGCACAAGCGGTTTTTGCTGGGCCGGCCGGTACCACGATAGTCGATATGGATTCTGTGGAGGCAGCATGGCGCATTTAGTGCTACTCATTTTTTTACTGTGCTACGGCCCGCTGGTCACCGCTGCGCCGGTGGTGGCTGCAGCGCTGAGCGCGACCATAGCAGGCACCACAATTGCAGTGGGCGCCACAGCAGCACTGAGTATTGGTTTTTCTGTCTCCACATTTTTCACCAGCCTGGCGCTCAGTGCATTTTCTGGACTACTCAACAAAAAACCAAAAACCAGCAGCGCGCAAGATGTCAGCAGCGAAGCACGCTCGTCGCAGCAAGTCCTGCGCAGCAGTAATGAGCCTCGGCGAATCATCTATGGCCAAGCCATGGTCAGCGGGCCGCTAGTCTTTGCGACCACGGCCCCCACCTACGCAAGTCAAGAACAGGTGCAATGGATCGACGTACCCCAGCCCGCCAACTCGCGCATCGAATACGGCTATGAGGGCAACTCGGAGGGCTATGGCGGCGATAAAGTCTATGTCAAAGATGAAGGCACGGTGGTACCGGCCAAGCAGCGCGTCGTGACCAACACCCAAACTATTAACCTCGCGAATGGCCGCCTTATAATGGTAATTCCGCTCGCCGGGCACGAAGTGCAAGAAATCGGCGACGTGTATTTTGATGACCAATTAGCGCTGCGTGGTGACGTGGTGCAAGCCCCGTTTTCCGGCGCGGTCAGTATCGGCAGAAATCTAGGCAGCCCAGATCAACCCGCTGATTCCTATCTCATTCCGTTGGCACCCTCCTTATGGACTAGCGCGCACAGGCTGCGCGGCGTAGCGTACATCTGGGTGGTGTTTGACTATAACGAAAGCATTTTCCCCAACGGCATCCCCAACATTAAAGCCGTCGTGAAGGGGAAAAAAGTGTATGACCCACGCACCAACACCACGGCCTATTCCAACAACTGGGCCTTATGCATCCGCGATTATTTGCTGAGTGCCGACGGGCTAGGGTGCGCAGCCGACGAGATTCACGAAGCTAGTTTTATCGCTGCTGCCAATATCTGTGACGAAACCGTCGCTTTGCAAGGCGGCGGCACGCAAAAGCGCTACACCTGCGACGGCGCAATCAGTTTGGCCGACAAGCCGATGGACATCGCCAAGCGCTTACTCACCGCTGGCGCAGGCTCCGTGGTCTATACGCAGGGGGCCTATCGCTGCTATGCGGGGGCCTATACCACGCCGGTCAAAAGCCTCAGCGAATCCGATTTGCGCGGCCCCATCAGCGTGCGCCCCAGCCCATCGCGCAAAGAGACCTACAACGCCGTGCGCGGCACATATGTCGACCCAAGCAAATATTGGCAACCGGGAGATTTTCCCATCGTAAAAAATAGTCTTTACCAAACGCAAGACGGCGAGTACATCGCGCGGGATATTGAACTTCCATTCACAACAGACCCCACCAGGGCTCAGCGCATCGCAAAAATACACTTGGAAAAAAGCCGCCAGTCGATTGTTGTGGATTTCCCGGCCAAGTTCACGGCGTTTAAGCTCGGCATTTGGGATCGGGTCACGCTCAGCATCGCGCAATTGGGGTGGACGAGTAAAGTGTTCTTAGTGACTGGATGGAAATTCGCGAACGGCGGGGTAGATCTAGTGCTGCAAGAAGACGCACCAGAATCGTATGAATGGAATTCTGGCAACGAAACCATCGTCGACCCTGCCCCAAATACTAATCTGCCAAATGCCCGCTACTGCGCCCCACCCGGCGTGCCTGCGGTGTATGAAATGCTGTATGCCGGGCAGGGGAGCAGCGGCGTCAAAGCCCGCGCCGTTGTCAACTGGTCAAGCAGTCCAGACGTGTTTGTCAGGTCTTACGAGCTCGACTATCAGCTCGTGGGCGGCACGCAATGGACAGCCGCCGCCAGCGGCATTAAGACCACCGAATTTAGCATCGACGATATCCCGCCGGGCCGTTACGATTTCAGAGTGCGCGCGGTGAATGTGTTTGGCGCAGCCAGCGCCTACAGCACCGCCAGAAAAGAGCTGCTGGGCCTGAGCGCACCGCCCTCAGACCTCACTAATTTCACCGCGATCAAAATCGCCGGAGTATGCCTCGCGCAGTGGGATCTGCACCCAGATCTAGACGTGCAGCAGGGCGGCCGCATTGTCATCAAACACAGCCCTTTAACCTCCGGCGCCACCTGGGCCGATGGCATTCCGGTGCAAGAATTTTCCGGCGCAACCGTCAGCGGCATGGTGCCCCTAATCACCGGCACCTACTTAGCAAAAGCGCGCGACTCCTCTGGCAACGACCAGCTCGGCACGGCCAGCTTTGTCATGACCGAGGGCATGGTTACCGGCTATACCACCGTGGCCACCTCAACCCAGCACAGCAGCTTTACCGGCAGCAAAACCAACCTCACGGTCACCAGCAGCAAGCTGGAACTGACCGTCACCGGCATCACGGCAGCGGCCACGGGCACCTACTTATTCGACACCTATCTCGACTGCACGACCGTCAAAACTAGGCGCTTCGAAGCCGACATTGAGGCCCAAAGCTATGCAACAGACGATTACTTTGATAGCACAACAGAATTTTTTGACGAAGGCGGTCTGTTCGATGGCGAGGTCATCGGCGATTGCGGCGTGGCGCTCTATGTCGCTACCACCGACGACAACCCCGCAGGCTCCCCAACCTGGGGGCCATGGGTGCCGTTTTTAGTTGGCGAATTCACCTGCCGCGCTGCGAAATTCAAGCTCGAATTCACACGCGGCCTGCCCACCCACAATATCCGCGTCAGTACGCTACGCGTCCACATTAAAGAGCCGGTGTAATGCAACATGATTACGATTTAGCAAATCAACTGCGCAGCGCATTTCGCAGCGACTTAAACGCTGCGCTGTCCGCCCTGGCCAGCAACAACAGCGGCACTGGCACACCGCCTACGACTTATGCCTATATATGGTGGGCGGATACCACCAATAACCTACTCAAGCAACGTAACGCGGCCAACAGCGGCTGGATCGTGCGCGGGCACTTAGACGCAAAAAGCTTTTACCCACACAAAGAATCACTGCTCACCAACGTCAGCGACTTTAGTGCGGTGCTAGACCCCGGCGTGTACACCGTGGACGACACGGTAGCGGCCACCAACGCCCCCAGTGGCGCCGAAGCTAAAGGCGTGCTGACAGTACTCGTCTGCGACGACACCAAATCGCTCACGCAGTTATTCACGCCCAAAAGCAGCCCAGAAATTTACCTGCGCAGCGGGTACAACGGCGGGGCGTTTACGTCGTGGGTCAAGCTGCTTGCCAGCGCGCCAGGCACGCAGCTCGCAGGGTTCCGCCGGCGTAACCTAAATGGTGATTTTGCGGTCTTTCAGCGCAGCGGCACCACCAGCTTTGCCGACGGGGCGTATTGCATCGACCAGTGGTATGTGCTCGCGCAATCTGGCAGCGTCACGGTAGCGCAGCAAACCGCGCCGGAAAACGGCGCAGGCTACGGCATTCGGCTCACACAGCCAGACGCCAGCGCGAAGCGCATCGGCCTAGCCACGCCCCTACTCGGGGCCGACATTCGCCCGTTGCGCGGCATGCCGTTGGTGCTGTCCGGACGTGTGCGCTGCTCGGTGTCGCAGCCCATCCGCTACGCCATCTTGGAGCACAGCGGCACCGTCGATAACATCACGCGCGACGTCGTTAACAACTGGGCCAGCGGCACCTACACGCCCGGCAACTTCTTTATCAACGTCGATTTAGCCGTAATCGCCAGCGGCAGCATCACGCCCACCGCGAATACCTGGACCGACCTCACCGCAATCACCGGCACCTCCACGGCCATGAACAACATCATTGTGCTGCTGTGGACAGAGGGAACTTTGGCACAAAACGCGACGCTCGACGTTAACCGCGTACAGCTGGAGGTCGGCAGCTACCCAACAGCATTTGAGCACCGCAGCTATGTCGTCGAGCTCAACAACTGCAAGTATTTTTTCGAGCGCCTCTTACAAAATGGCGCAACCGATTTTAACTGGCTCGGTTATCAGCAAGGGGGTGCCAACGTCATCCACACGGTGCAATACCTCGAAAAAAGAATCGTGCCAACAGTGACCTTACCTGTGGGGGGTTGGGCCACCAGCAACCTCACCGCAGACCCGGTATTACGCACGGCTGGTAAATGCGCTTTTAGTATTTCGAGTGCCACCATCTCTTCAGCTCCATATGAAATCCGCCCCATTGCTGGCGCGTATTTTGATATTGACGCCACGCTATAGGAGCAATATGTCGGATGATTTTAACAATGAGATAGTACTGACTGGGCTAAGTAAAGTATTGAGTTCAGCGGGTTTTTTAGGAGTAGTCGCCGCAGCGGTAGGCTTCGTTTTCTTGTGGCCAAAAAATCGTGCAGAAGGATTTAAGCGCATCGTGATCAGCGGCGTGTTTTCACACTATTTTGGCGATACAGTTTTTCGTACCGTGCTCCACATCGCGCCTTGGCTACAGCCAGAAGAAATCCGCGCAGCGTGCTACCTAATCGCGGCACTGCCCGGCTGGTGGTTATTAGGCGCGTTCTTCCGCTGGCTTGATAAGCACGATGGTCAGGACATTGCGGAAATTGCTAAAGATGCGGCAAACGACTTGCGAACAATTGGGCGTAAAGAATGACCGCCGCCCTGACCACCTCACGCGCCGGAATTTTATTCCTGCAAAGCTGGGAGAGCTTTAAAAACCGGCCGTATGACGACGGCTTTGGTTACATGACCATCGGGTGGGGCCATCGAATTTTAAGAGGCGAATCGTTCCCGCAGCCGCTCAACTATGCTGAAGGTCTCGACCTATTGCTGGGAGATTTAAAAACACGCGAAGCCGACGTCAACAAGCTGGTGAAGGTGCAAGTCACGCAATATCAATTTGATGCGCTGGTGTCGTTTGCGTTTAATGTCGGCTCAGATATCGACGAAGACACAAAACCAGAGGGCCTCGGTGACAGCACGCTCCTTAAATACCTAAACGAAGGCCGCATCATCATGGCCGCAGAGCAGTTCCCGAAGTGGATCTATGCCGGCGGAAAACAGGTCAACGGACTGAAGCGTCGCCGCGCGGCAGAGCGCCACTTATTCCTCACCGGTGAATACATCGGAAACGAAAGGTGGGTCTAGCGTGCTGCTCCCTCTCTCTTTAATGCAACGCGCCGCACCCATCGGCGTCGCGTTATTGGCAGCCTTTGTCTTCGGCCTAACAATCGGCATCAAATGGCACGCGGGCCAGGTCGCCAAAGATCAGGTGCGCGCGCTGGAAGCCGTGCGCGAAAACGAATCCGAACTGCAACGCATCGCAAATCGAGCCGGAGATCACCATGCACAAAACATCACTGCACAAAGTACCACCGCAGCACAAATCAACGCCGCGCTTCCAGCGGCCCTGGGTGGCCTGCAGTGCCCTGTGTCTAGTGCTGCTGTCCGGCTGTTCAACGCCAGTACAAATTTGCCCACGCCTGCCCGACCTGCCACCGAATTTAAAGCAACCTCCACGCCAATTGCAGCCCCTGCAAGCCTTCCCGCCGTCGGGGCCGACGATGTTGGCGTAGAAGCGGCCGTGATCATCGCCCGCGCAATTAAAAATCAAGCCGAAGTGTGCGTGCCGAATGCGCTGCAGCTGCAAGACCTGCAAGACTGGTACGCACAACTATTGAGCCGCGTCAATGAAGACGGCGCGCCTTGAGTATTCAGAAATTAACACCGCTGCCGGTGCCGCCGCATGAGGAAATAGTTGAACTCTGGCATAAAGCCGGCATAACGGCCCGCCAAGCCGACGAAATATTCGGCATGAGCCGAAGTAGCTACGCAAAGAAAAAAACGCGCCGTGGCTCGGATACGCGCACCACCGCGCCATGTGAATATCACCTGTTATTACTCTTAGCTGGCGAGCACCCAGAATTTGAGCTGATTTCTCGATAACTCAACCGGTCTAGGCGCTCCTGCAGTGCTTGAAACGACAGACGGTCATACATTGAAACCATCTCGACAGCCGAAAAGTCATCAAGCCTAAACTCGTTCAGGTGGAAATAAAAACGAACCTCTAATCCAACCAGCAAACAAAATAACTCGTAATCTACAAAATACCTTTTGATGTCGCCATCTATCACCACTGGTATGTATGGAAAACCCTCGTTAAATTGATTGGGGCGAAGCCAATCACCAATCCCAAGCAATCGAAGAACTTCAAATTTAACATGATGCCAGCCGTCGGCGCGGGCGGTCATTACTTGTAGTTCTTTTAAGAGCCAGGCTTGTGAACCTTTTAATCCTGATCCAAGTGTATTAAAGCGTTGTTGGTAGTTTTTTATAAAATCTTCAGTCATCTGTTTTCCCAGGGTAGCTTAGGCGCTGCGCCGCAATATTCTTTACACTTTTTTTTAATTTCCCGGGAAAAGCAAATAATTTTGATTTGGCTTGTCAGGGCGGGAGTGTGCTACCCAACCATCTTCTCGCGGAGGCTGAGCA